TAGTCAGCCGTCCAGATGACGCTAGCCGTCTTACCTGTGCCCTGCTCGTTGAAGCAGAATGCGCGTTTGCGGATTGACAGGAACGAAGCTGTCTCTTTCTGGTGGTCGAACGGCGAGTACTTACCCGTCCAGTTATAGTCGCGCAATATAGGGGACGGCACGCCGTCGAACCCAAGCTGGGCTAGCTTCGTAGCCTCGTGTAGCCCCCAGTGTACAGCTACGGCTCCGCCCTCGACTGGGGCACTCTTCGCAATGTAATCCGGTATAGTATGTGCGTTCGGCGCTGTAACTAGCAGCGCCTTGTTATCAATTATCTGCACGAGTGCTCCTTCGTGGTTACTTCTTGCGTTCCCGTTTGCTGCGCTCCGACACGAGGTTACCCTTCTTATCACGGAGGAACGACCGGTTGGTGGTCTTACTTTCTACGCGCAACCCTGTCTTGTTAGTGCCGCCTTTGTCAAATGCTTTTACGTGGGCAACGTCTTTCCCGTCGCCCTTATGCACCTTACCAGCCTTAGTCATCTTGGCACGGGCCGCATTGCGCGCAGCGCGGTTCTTCTTCTGCGTCTCTGTGCCTTGGTACTTGTCGTACTCCGCCCTGTAATTCCGTGCCATGATGTGCCCTTAGTATTTGTTCATCTGCTGGGCTATAACACCCCGAACGGCTTGCGCAAAGCTCCCACTGCCATAGTTACGTATTTCTAGTTTGCGGTGCAGATAGTCTATCGCCAGATAGTCCATAAAGACGGGGTCGTTAAAGGCGTCCAGTACGTGTTGGCGTATCAATTCCCGCACGTTGTCTGACAACTTCAGCTCCAACTCGGCTTGGGTCTGTGGGCTTACTTCATCCATATCTCTGCTCCTACCTACGCTGCTTCCAATGCTCGCAGCTTTTTACTGGGCACCAGCCGCATAGCGGGCTGGTCTTTGCGTTCCATACGCCGTTATCCATAGCTGCATCCAACTGCTCGAGCTGGTTATCAAACACGGATAGGTACGTATCCAAGTGCTCACGGGTGTGCGTCTTCTTCGGAAACTCATTAGACACCACATATGCCAGCCCCGACTTAACCTTAGTTATCTCTGGGTAGTGCACGAACACCGCGCCAGCCATCAGGTCTAGCTGCTTCATGTCCGCATACTTAGCGTTCTTGCCTGTCTTATAATCAATCATGTGGGCAGTCGTCTTGTTCGTAATGAGCAAATCGACGATGCCGCGCCACCATACGTCCTTATCGAAGAAGCCGCATGGCTCGTAGCCAGTATCCGTCTTCCTGACGCCTAGCTTCAACTCGGTGTGCTTCTCGCCCGGAACCTTAGCCAGCACTTCCACCACGGGCCGCATGATGCTGAACTTCTCTGGTATAGGAGTGCCGTGCTTGATATAATGCTCGGCTGCTTCGTGCGCGTCGGTCCCATAGATAGCTGCTTCGCCGGGGTCGTCCTTTACGTCCTTAATCACCTTTAGGTGAAAGTACTTCTTCGGACACTGGTCGAAGGTCTTGATGCTACTATAGGACCACGCTGTCACTGTTATACTCCTGTTAGCTCACGAACGGCACGTCGCACGTCCCTCGCTCTATTCATAATGGCTCTGTGGTCACTAGCAGATGTAGACATAACGACAAGCCGCTCTGTGCCGCCCTTACGCAGTCGCACCTTTATGTGCTTAGACGTAGGGGTGAAGTCAAACTCCACCCCCGTGCCTGCCGTGTCCCGTTCAATGGCCGTAATCATATCACGGTAACGACGTTCACTCACCGGACTGTACCTTGCAAACGGTCAGCAACAAGCTGCGCATATCCTGCGATATCCACCCAGCTATCTACGTGGTCAGGATTACCGTTCACGATACGTGCAATTTTACTCGCTATCATGTCGAGGGCTTCAATCTGGTCGTCCTCTAACTCGCTGTTGTTACACATACGAATTGCGTTTTTCATTTCCTGCGCGACCTGCGCCACGTCTTTAAACGCCCCGTACGTGGTTGCACGTGTATTAAGGATTGCGTCTACGTTAGTATCAGCTTGGACAAACTCACCCGGCTTTGGTTTAGCAGGGGGAGCCCATGACAAAGACGTGTCTAGGACGGTAGTCTTAATCCCCTCCACAGCTTCTTGTGCCGCTTTCTCCAAGTCCTTCTTCAGCTTCCATGCGTAGTTGTAACTTGCATCCATACGCTGGGTAATCTCTATGGGGGTCATACCCTTCTTCAGCAGTTTGATGATTGCTGCTGCTTTTTCTTTCTTCCTCATTTTACTTGCTCCTTCATTTAAGATTGCCGCCGCTCTTCAGGATGTCACCACCAAACACATACGTGCCTACATGATGCAACTTGATGAACGGGTGGGCGTGTATTTTGCCACCGTGATTACGCCACAGTTCGCAAAAATGGTAATCTTCGCTTAGCAACGCGCCTGTGGCGTCTATGCTGGTAGCGAAAAATTCGTGGGTCAAAGGCTTCTCGTATTCGCCTTTGTCGTTTTTAAACGACGACGTGCGGTAAGTCGGCACGTGCGGTATCAACTGCTCGAATACCCTCCGCTTGATTAGCATGAAGCCTGTACCGCCATGGCGGACTTCGATGCAACCTGTCTCGTCTGTGTGCACGTCACCAGTGCCTACCATGTTAAACACAAAGGCTCCGGCATGGTCCGCAAGGTCCGTCTTGCCTGCAACGGCAGCGCGGTTGACGCTATCCCAGTTCACTTCCTTCTTAGGGTAGATGCCGCATGCGATGTCCTTGTCGGCCAGCATGAGGTGCGCGATGGCCTCCCCGTCGAAGCCGATGTCAGCGTCGATGAACATGAGGTAGTCATGGTCACTCTCAAGGAATACCCGTGCTAAGTCGTTACGTGCCCGCGTGATAAGGCTCTCGTTCATAATCTGGCACCACGCTACGTTGACGCCAACTTCGCGCATCTTAGCCATGGTCATAAGCAGACCTTGCACATAGTGTCCCGTGCACATGCCCCCGTACATGGGGGTGGCAATCATAAGGCTTGGGCGTTTTTCTTCAGTCATTATTTACCTCCACGGAAACGGCCACGCTCGTCGCGGTCAGTTAGTTTATGTAGTTCGGCATTGAGCAGCTCGTTCTCGCGTTTGAGCGAAAGGACCTTCCCGTCCGCGCTGCCCTTACCGAGCATGTAGCTGCAGTAGGCCATCGCGGACATGCTCATTACTACCAGTATATACTCCATATCTATTTTCCTTTCTTTAGCATGTCTTTAATTTGGTTGATGGTGTTGGTGAGGGTGTTGTTGGGTGGAGCCGCGTTGGTGATGCTGCCGGTTGGGGTGTTCCGGTACTTATCAAGGTCGTAGTCATACGTACCCGCTGCATGCTTACCCACTATGCCAGCGCCGCCACCACCGCCATAAAGTTGACCTACCATCCCGTTTAGCTGGTTCAGATAAGCTTTCTGCTGCTGCACCAGCCCACCCTGCCGTAGCATTTGCCGCTCGTACTCGCGCTCTTCCTCTTCCTTGCGGCGACGGTCTTCACCGTTGAGCAACTCTTCCATCACCTCTTCGTGGATTACACCCATGCGAATATCGCGTACCTTCGCAGCAAGTGCAGCCTTGTCAGCCTCGTTTCCGTAGGTGTTTATTGCGCTCATGTGGTTATACCACCGGTCATGGTACGACGGGTCTTTAAGCCTAAACTCCTCGGGGTGGCTCTCCATCCGTGCGAGTAATAGTTTCACTACCTCGTGTGGTTCATCCGCCATAGCTTGCTCCTATCTTGCTTTCACAGTTTAATGGTAGTGTCGGTGCCCACTTGGGCCGCATGCGCATACACGCCTCGACAAACGCACGGGCCTTATCGGCTTCCTCTATGGGTGCGATAACACCCACAGCATCGTGCACGGTCATAACCACGCGATACTTACGTGCGACCATGAGCATCTGCTCACCGATAATGATACGGGCCAGTGCCTGACACACGTTCTCTATGAGCTTGCCGCCGTATATGTACGTAGGTAGCGTAGCCCGTCCCTTCTTGACATCGTAGACGAACTGGTCACGCCCTGACTTTGGGTCTAGCTGCTTACGTAGGTTATCATACCGCAAGTACATACCGTTGGGCAGACGCACACCGAACATATCAATCAGCACCGCTTCATGCTTACCTAACGGTGCAGTGCGCGTGGACATCAGCGCGTCAAGAGCGACGTCACCCTGCTGCCACAGAAGCGGTATGCGTTCGAACTGGTCCCTGTACTTGTACACGATGCTAGCGCACTCTGACGACGACAGTGATACGCCCATGGTCTCCAGCTGCATCTTAAACTTAGCCGAACCCATACCATAGCCGCAGCCTAGAATGGTTGTCTTACCTATGAACCGCTCGGGATGCTCGTTTATCTCGTTCACTGGTTTGCCGTATATCTCCGACGCCATGATTTTGTACGGGTCGAACTGCATGTCCATCTTGTCTACACCCGCTGCGACTTCCGCATTGTTCTTATCAAAGAACTCCACCAAGTCGTCTTGCCCAGCTAGCCACGCCAAGGTCCGCGCTTCGATTTGTGACGAGTCACAGTCGATAAACACATAGCCTTCTGGTGCCAGCATGGACTTCTTGAGCGGTGACTTGCGCGGTAGGTTCTGGAGGTTCACCTTGTCGTCGCCACCCCACCTACCTGTGTGGGCTGCGTAGTAGCGTAGTGGAACTGGTAATGGTCCCCGGTCAGCAATGTTGATGAACCGCTCGGTCCGCGTCTCCTCAAGCGTAGACTTCACACCCAGTCGCGCAGCTACTACCGCTTGCACTCGCGGGTTGGGGTGCTCAAGCAGTGCCTTGAACCCCTCGTCACTCTTGGCGAAGGCGAATGCTTCCTTACCTGTCTTCGGGCTTACCTTCGTAGGCGGGAT